GCATTGATGATCACCATGTCTTTTTCAATCAACTGTGCAGTACCTGCTAGATTGATCAATTTGAATCGTAATACACTCCCTGTGATATTCACAGGCTTTTGGTCTTGGTTGACAAACTCAAACAAGATCACGTTGTCAACACCTTTGTTGATGGTTAATTTTTTAGCGTACACAGGGTCCCACCTCCGGTCAAAATAAGCACCGCTGGAATCTAAGACCAACACTCGTTGGATTTGTTGATAGATATAGATCTGAGTTGAATACATATGGTGCTCCAATGATATTTACCTAGAGTCTCCGGGTATAAATATCCAAACTAATACAATATGGGCAGAGACTTATTTCAAAAACTTGCAGACAAATATCCGTTTATAACGCTGTGTGTGTACGCCACCAACGAATATGTAGGTATCGTGCAGAACAGAGATGATATAATCACCACTATCTATGACTTTGGAAACGTAAAAGATCTAGAACAAAAACGTCGATACCTGGACTTGGCCAACACCTGGTGGTGGGAATCAAATCGTAGCATACCTATCAACATATTCCTACGCGGCGAATGGGACGAATTCCGCGGATGTTTAAGAACCTTTGTAAACAAGGATTTAGAAATATTGCATGGTCCTGTATGTAGCTTAAACGATATTGCCCGTAGAAAAGGCAAACGTAAATCAATTACCTTGGTCAGGCGTATGGAGTAAATTCATGTGTAGCGCAACCAATGCTGCATATCCCACAGCATGAGCTTTTTTGAATACATATCCTCGGCTGTCATCGCCATCCCATACTGATTCAAATACTTGAGACCAAGGCTGATTCTGCAAGTGTGCTTTACCCGGACGTATCACACTGATAAATGCTGCCATTCTGGGAATAGAGTCAGGTTGCATACTTTTTAACAACTGAGTGTAGTTGCCAATATGAATCAACTGTTTGGCCCATTCTGAATCTTGCCACAATCTATCCCACGGCGGTGTGGCTGTTAACATTTGTTCATAATGTGCAGGATCTGTTACCAAGCTATAAACACTCATGTTCAACAAGTCAATCTTGAAATAGCCTCTTGTTTCTGCGGTTTCGTAATCCAAGGCTGCACATCCTAGTATTGGATCACGTGGAATATCTGTAACGTAGATTCCTGAGTTGTGCTTTTTTCCATTGCTTTGCCGTGCAGCGGTGTGCTGTATCAATGCTAACACAGCATCTCTATTGGGCATGTCAATGTCAATATCTGCACTCATAATTTTACCATCCTGCTTGTGTTAGAATTTCTTTTGCGTAGGCCTGGTCTGCCGGATAATCCACAAACTTCTTTTGCCATACGTCTGAATCAATATACGGCCATATCATTGCCACTTGTTCTGCATTGAGTTCATTCAAGAACTTCTGTCCTGATTCACTATTATAAATTACCCAAGCACTTATCCTGCCAGTGGTGATTGCATAGCATGTGGCATTGATACTGCCATATCTCAAACAATCGTGTGCCGATGCATGTTGCTTTTCACTCCACCCTATACCGTGTTCAATGGCTCGAGCCAATGCATCATCCACTGATTCGCGACGCACATATTCCACTAGATATTCTGTGTATAGTTTGTCGCTGCACCAGTTGTCTATCTTCTTGTTGTTCTTCAACAACCATTCTATGAAACGCACGGGATTGATCACCTTGACATCTACACAATATCTACCCCACTTGACAAATGCACGGTAATAAGGAGACGTGGCAAAGTCGTTCCACGTCTTGACTTTGGCGGATCCTTGTGTGTATTCGTAGAACTTTAGATACCCTTGTAGTCCCAATTGCACGCCACGTTCTGCAGATTCCTGATATCGTTTCTTCTGTTCACAAACATGCACACTCAGACTAGATTCCTTGCTGAATGATCGATTGCAATACTTACATGTGAAATTACTTGTCGTTGCCATGGTCACGTATGAGTTGTGTGACTTCTTTCTTGGTGGTCATTGTGGCCATCAAATCAATTTCATCTTCTTTGAAATGCGGATACAATTCTCTCAATTGCTTCTTCATGGCTGAATCACCAGCTTCTTTCTTTTTAAGTGAGATCCAACTATGCCGCATGGTACCCATACCTGGACTGGCTGCTGTGGCCATGAGCCATTGCAGTTTGGGATGCCGATGCATAGTAAAGAAGTGCTTGTTGAGATAGTGATTCACACTCTGCACATAGTATTCCTGTAGTTCCTGGGCACCGTCTACTGTGCTGCCCCAACGAACCATAAGGAACGTGCTGAATTTCTTACGTTCTTCAGGAGTAAGCTCATCGTAGAACGCTCGATTCTTTGCGTCCAGTTGCCGCATTTCATTGCTGATGTTTAGTTTATCGCTCATTTTGTCTTGGTAAGATGATAGATCATTATAGCACGGTCCAGCGCATCTTGTAAAGTGGGATTGGTCTCAGCGGCTCTGCGTATGTTACCCCAAAGTTTTGATTCCATGATGCGATCATTCAAGGATCTACCGTCATGCGTTCTAGGATCGTACTGTTGTATCAACTCACGTTTGTCTGATCCAAGCTCACGAGAGTACACAGTATTACCACCATCAGGACTTTCAAACACTGGCATAATTTACTCGTTTAATGTCATGGCATCTTTAAAATTCAAAGTTGCTCCATTGGTACGCCATTGTTCAGCAACCAGACGATGCGACCAGTACTGTGAGTCGTTGGCTGTGTCTACTCCTAATGTGATTTTGTTCTTGTTCTTAAAGGTGGTATCAAATGATGCGTCTTCAAACAACATTGGAAAATTAAACACACCGCCCAATTGCAGATACAGTAAATTTTCTATGATAGGCCCGTAAGGAACTCCATTAAGATCAATCAAATCCAGTTGATAACTGTTGTAACCTTGGCACACTCTATCTAATAAAAGTTTAACATAGGATCTTCTGAACAACGAATGTGCTCCCCACCAACGTCCACGTGTTATCTTTAATGATAAATTGGGATCACCAGCAGGATTACAGTAAGGCATCATGACTTTGGTCAGTTGCACGCCATTCCAGTGCATGGGTAGATTTTGTACAAACTCGTCCCAGGTAAAATTCCAATGCTTTATGCTTTCAAAGCTAACGTCATCTTCACAAAAAATAGCATATTCCTCATCAGTGGAAACGTACCAATTTCTCAAAAGATTTATGTGAGATATTATAGTGCCCATCTGTGTGCCAACTTCGGGCATACCCAATCCTGTGCCTGTTACTTGAACATAATCAGATATTTTTTCAAATCTTTCAGTTAGGTATACATTTGTTTTTGTAATACCATAATGGTCAAATTGATTTTGCATGTATGCTCTACGAGCAGTACTTTCCCGCAAACTGGTATAGTTTACTGAAGGAAAATTTTTAAGTTTTTCACTGTAGGATAACTCTGCCATGATTTACCACGCTTTATTGTAATCAACGATCTCACAGTTACGACTGATGTCTTTAACAAAATACACACAGTCCGGTTGTGGGGCGTCATTGATAGGAACGCATAACATCTGTCCATTTTTTAGTTTGGGTGCATACCATGACACTTCTTGATATACATCTACAATTTCTATAGGAGGAAAACTTGGGCGGAAACTGGAGAGAGGATTGAATTGAAACAGTTTAAATCCACGATCATTGATACTGGTAAGTGGTAACGTTTCTAAGTCGCCTACATCGGGTTCACCAATTAACACTTGCCAATCCATGGGCATTTTGATTCGAGCATCACCTATCTGCAAAACCAATGCAGGTGCATTAAAACTTTCCAGGAAAATTAAAGGTATGTAATGATAGTCAGGGTTGGCTGGATCAGAATTATCTAATATAGCAAATCTCATGTCATCTACCTCTTCGGGTAAATGTGTGAGATCATATGGTCGGTTGTCTAATGTAAGGATACGCATGAGTTTATTGTACTGTATTTTTTATAAAAATGCAACCTCATTGCCAGTTTAATTTTTCCTGGGTATAAGGATATTCAGCATCATTATAGTAGGCCTTGCGTTTGGCCAGGTGTCGTTTGCTGAATCTGCATGTTGACGTGATGTCCCAAATCTGCACATGATCTTTGTCTTCGGCTTTTCTGATACCGCGCCCAATTGATTGTATTACCCTAGTGAAACTCTTGCCAGACTCGATCATGACCAAATTAAAGATTCTGGGTATGTTGATACCCACTGCTGCTACACCATATGTGGCCACAATAATTTTGCCAGTGGCTGTGGCTACCTCGTCGTATTCTTCCTGCCGTGCTGCACCTTTGGTTGCTCCTGATACAAACACTGCTCGATCACCTAGCCTTGCAACCAATTCATGTCCAGGTGCCACTCGATCTACCAGTACCAGGGTGTTACCAGTTTCATTCACTTGCAATACCAACTGAGCAATGGCATCCAAACGGCCTGATTCTTCCAGTAGATATTTCAATTCTTGCTGGTAAGTTTTATGCTCTACTGTGTCAACCATTTGCACCACATTCACATGACACTGTGCTAGTACACCTCGATCTTGCAGTTCACTAGCAGCCAGTTTTGAAATCACTGGTCCAAGACTTACTAGCAATGCCTGGCTTTCAAACGCTTCTTTGGGGATAGTACCAGTCAATCCCCAACGAATTGGCACTTGCGCCATCACTGTGGTCAGCAAGGTTTTTAATGCATCTGCTTTGGCCATGTGTACTTCGTCTACTATTACACAAACAACATCTTGAATGAATTCTTGTATGGTGCAATCACCCGTGCCGTTCTTGGTATTCTTCATGAGATTGTTTAGACTTTGCCAGGTGCATATGGTATGACTCCGGCCATATTCTTTTCTATCTCCAAAATAAACACCCACATCTAGTTCCATGTTGATGTAGTCTTTTTCTGTTTGTGTAACAAGACTTTTGTTGGGCACAATCACAATGCTGCGACCATACTTGCTCACAGCATCACTCAGTGCAGCAGTCATAATGGTCTTGCCTGCACCAGTGGCCACTTCTTGTAGGCATTGCGGGTTGGCTAGAAAATTATTGATAATTTCCACCTGATAGTCACGTAGCTCAATGGGTTTGCCTGCCATTGGGTGCTTGTCTGGCCAGGCTTTGTGGGCATAGGTCTGTTCGTGTACTTGATCAAACTCAAATGTGGTTGTGTAGGTACGTTGATCGTCGAGTTCAACATCATAATTGTGTTTGTCCAAGATGGGCAAAATCTCAGGCAACAAGTTTACATAAGTGCTGCCGCCAAGTTGAAAGTATGCAACTTTGCCATCCCAGCGTCCCAGTCGCACTGCTGGTAGATAACGTGCGTAAGGTACATCGTATTTGAATTTCTTCACTAGATCCCTGCGAGTGTCGAGATCTAGTCCTTCAATTTTGATGTTGACTTCGTCTCGGATTATTATGGTTGCTTTTTTCATTCAATAGATACTCGGGTGATATGTTGTCGTGATACAATGAGATTGATTATCTCTTCTTGTGTTCTGTTGTCTTGTAAATCTGCTACTGGATATCTTAATGGTAATGCATGTACATTGTACACATTTGCAATGCCGCGAGCAACAAAAAACTCTCGATGTTGTTGAATATATTTTTCTATAGAATCTAATTTTGAAGAATTATCAATATAATAAAACGGAATAAAAAAATCTGCAGAGTATCTTTGCCAGGGTTGGAATGCATCGTCGCCAATGTACTGATCGTTATCGTATGTGAGATCTTCAAGAGTCTTTCCTATCTCCACATAGTTCAAACACACAGTACCAAACGGCACTTTCAACGAACCATATTCGACGGCTGTGTCAAGATCCAGTTTGTATAGTTTAGGCATACCGAACCAAGTGCAGACCAGTCTGGGGCGATTATATCGTAAACTCTCGCATCTATGCACAGCTATGTTAAGATTAGCCAATGCTGCACGAACAGTGTGCGGAGCCTGCAGCCAGAACTCATGATTTTGTTGATCTAACAATCCATGATAAGTTTCAAATACATGATGCAGATAATTAAGATAATCCTGATCAGTGACTGAAGTAAAAGGCCTATCAATGATCGGCTGATAGGAGTTGATTACATTCACACACTCAAGTATGTAACTTTCTGCTTGATGTGTCTGGTGTTCTAGTGAGTTGAACCCATAAAATCTTTTAGGGTCGTCCAATGGCCAACTATTGCGTATGCTCATACGTTCTAACCAGGCCGCCGCAATAGGCGTATCTCTCAGTTTAAAACGTAAACTTACGGGATCGTGATTGCCTAGTTCTAACACAAGATAAGTCATAGTACAATATATAGTAGATACAAACAAAAGTCAAAAAAACAGGCACCGAAGTGCCTGTATAAAAGAGTCGCCGGGCTAGAAAAACTTTAGCGACTCTATTTGGGATAAACCCAAAATCTTACTTGGCATTGATCTGAATTTGAAAGCCGGCTTCTGCAGCCTCATCGGCTTCATACTCTGTATTCACAGCATACAAAAACATATCACCATCCCAAATCTCGTACATATCGTTCCTTAAAAAATTGCATTGGCCGCAGCAGCAACGTTCCATGCACTGAAAAAAATGTTTACCCAGCCTAGCGTGTTGTTTCCGTTTTCAAAGTCACGTTTGGCCCATTTGAGCATGAGCCATGTAAGAAAAATATTTAAAATGACCCAGCCACTCATTATATCACCGCAATCAAAAAAATCAACAAAGCTACCACAGGATGTCCAAACAACAAGGCCATCATGGCTAGTATGGTGCCAAAGAAGGCCTTGTCGCTGTCCATATCAGGCACTCTTCATGCAAGTGGTCTCTGCCAGTCGTTTCCAGTTGCCTTCGCTGAGTTTGCGCAGATCGGCAATCTTCAATGCCATGCGCAAACTCATCTCACGCAAACGATTCTGATTTTTTTCCATGAACTCAAAGATTGCATCTTGAGTTTCAGTCTCAAACTCATAGTCCTTAAACAACACACCATCTTTGGCAATCTG